AAGGCGGATGGTTACGCCAAGATCATCATGGGAATGAAGGCAGATATTGAAGCTTTAAGGACAGAGGAAAGCCGCCTGGCTGCCAGACGGAAAGCACTGGAGAACCGCCAGCAGGCATTGAAGAACAATCTGGAAGCCAACATGCGTGAAATGGGGAAGACAAAGTTTAAGACAGCACTGTTCAGTTTCAATATCCAGAAAAACGGCGGCCTGCAGCCGCTGGTCATTGACGGACTTCTGGAGGACATACCGGGAAGGTTCCTGATCCCGCAGCCACCGGTTCCGAATAACGAGGCGATCCGGACGCTGTTAGAGAATAAAGCCGTTGAATGGGCACACCTGGAGCCACGCGGGGAAAGCCTGAGGATACGCTGATGACATCTGATGGAAAGATCGTACCGTACCGCATGTCCGTGTTGATGGAGATCGCAGCCAAGGTAGCGAAGACAATGGTGACCGGAGCGGTGAGCCTGAGCTATGAAGAAATGGAGATCGTGCTGGACTATATCCACCTTAACATTGAGGACAGCAAGCGCAGGAATGAAGCAAGAGAAAAGGAGAACAGAGATGTTTTTGAAGATAAGTGAGTTTAAGAAAGCCATGAAGTCAACCCTGAAGACTTCCGGAGGGCTGGTCATCGGGAATGTAAAAGGGCATTTCCTGGTACATGCAAGCCTTTGGGGCGTGTGGGTGGAAAGTATTTATGCCACCAGTAAGTTTAAGGCAGCCATTGTGGAGCTGATCGGTGACATGCCGGAAGAGGAGACCTGCTACCGGTACCGCCTGGACGAGAAAACACTCAAGATGGAGTACCAGGTAAGTTATGAGGATCCTTATGATAAGTGGAAGGAAGCAAAAGACTTTGCATGCGAAATCCCTCTGGTATTTTACAGCTCACCTCATGAGCTGGCTGTTTACCAGATAAACAGTGACCGGTCTGCAGTCCTATGCAGCAGGGATGATGTCACCGGCAGAGCTTGAAGCGGGTATGGAACGTATGCCCGGAAGACCCAGTGTTTCCCCGGCCGGTTCCACGCTTTACTTTAAGAGCGACACGATGATCTACTGGACCAGTATCATAAAAGTCTCTAAAAAGGCGGAAGATACCATATTCCGGTACTTAAGAGGGCTGGATTTCTTTGAGGAGGGATGGCTTCCAAAGGAAGAGGAGCAGGAAACAGGAGAGGATGATACGGCAGGGGTGCTGCCATATTAAGGAGGATATTATGGGATTACCAGTACTGATCTATGGAAAATCCGGCAGCGGGAAGAGCCGCAGCCTTAAGTTTTTTGATGAGGATGAGATCGTGCTCCTGAACACGGAGCGGAAAGAGCTGCCGTTTAAGAAGCGTTTTAAGAAGACCGGATGCAGTGATGATATTAACCGGATCATCACAACGATCAACCAGAACCCGGAAAAGACCTATGTGATCGATGATGCCGGATATATCATGACCCATCTCTTTATGTCACAGCACCGAAATAAAAAGGGGAATGCGTCTTTTGAGATGTACGACGACATAGCGGATGCCATGTATGGCCTAGTGAAGCGGATCAAGACGGATGTGACAGTTCCGGACAAGATCGTTTACATTATGTTCCACGAGGATACGGACGATTTTGGTATCTCCCGTCTCAGGACGATTGGCAAGCAGCTGGATCGGAAAGTGTGCCTGGAAGGCATGGTCACGATCTGCATCCGGTGCATGAGTGAGAACGGGAACCATTTCTTCCGGACTGTTACGGACGGATCCGATATCACAAAGACCCCGGAAGAGATGTTCCCGGAGCCAGAGATCGAAAACAACCTGAAATCAGTAGATGATACCATCCGGGATTTTTATGGATGGGAAAAGCATAAGACCAAGGAGGATAAGAAGTCATGATAAAGAAACCGGCAGGATATGATGAGGCAGCGGCGTATACAGGGGAGTCCCAGCAGCTGCCAAAAGGAAAGTATGTATGTGTGATCAAGCAGGTGGCGACCCAGACATCCAGGAATGGGAATGAGCAGTTTGTGATCCTGTTTGATGTGGCAGAGGGAGAGCAGAAAGACTTTTACCAGAAGCTTTATAATGCGGACAAGGCCCAGAACAGCGCTAACGCAAAATGGCGCGGTGTGTTCAAGCAGAACATGGAAGGCAAAGGCCTTTCCTGGTTCAAGGGGATCATCACATCCATTGAGCGTTCCAATAACTTTACTTTCCAGTGGGATACAAAAAACAATGAGGCAATACTGATCGGAAAGAAATTTGGAGGGATCTTCCGCCGCAGGCAGTATGAGGCAGAGAACGGGAACCGTCCTATCGTTACGGAGCTTTTTCAGATTCGCAGCGTGGCAGGACTGGCAGAGGCAGAGGTGCCGGAAGGCCCGGTCCAGAAGCCGGTAGAAACACCGTCCCCTGTGGGTGATGGCTTTATGAATATCCCGGAGGGCGCAGGCGATGAAGGAATCCCGTTCATGTGATCCGGAGCTTTACAGCAGGGTGAAAGATGCAGTGAGTATGCAGCAGGCCGTGGAATACTGCGGCCTGCATGTTTCAAACGGAAAATGCCTCTGCCCGTTCCATAAGGACACCCACCCTTCCATGAAGATCTATCCCAATGGGAAAGGATATTACTGTTTTGTCTGCGGCGCTGGCGGTGACCAGATCAGATTTGTGGCGGAATATTATGGAATCATCAACTATGAGGCAGCGAAGCAGCTGGCACAGGCTTATGGGGTGCCGGTGAAAGAGCCGGTGACCTACAGGGAAAAGCGGGAAGCAGACAAGAGAAGGCGTTATAAGCGTGAATTAGGGCAGTTTGTGCAGGAGGCGGTAAAATGGCTGACCGTATACAGAGGGCTGCTCTGTGAGGCTGTCAGGGAGCGCAACGAGCATTTCTGGGAAGGTCTTGGCAACCTGACCTATGTGGAATATCTGCTGGGGTGTCTTAAGGACTGCCCGGAAGAAGTGTATGCCGATAAGAAGGTGGTGAAAGAGATTGGAAAAGTCGAAGGACGAGTTATTAGCTGGTATATCTGAGCTGTCTGGCCTGGATCCGTTCCCGGATGAGATATTTTACCAGATCTTTGAGATCGAGGACAACGTGGAACGGACCCAGTACGTGGAAGCGCTGCGGAAAGAAGCGGGAAAGCTGAAGCGCAGGCCGGAGTTTAACAACCTGTACCGCGCGTTCGTCCTGGATTATTCCCAGAGACAGAAGCAGACAGGGAAAGTGACACGGTTCACGGACCAGCCCATAGAGTTGAACTGCGGGGAATGGGAAGCAACGGATATGGGGGTCAAGACCGTCCGTTATGACAAGAATGCCATGCCGGTCGCTTATTATGCCTGCAGCCACCCGATCCTTCCGGTGGAGATCTTAAAAAATGTGGATACCGCCCAGGAGCGTATCTCCCTGGCTTATTTCAAGTCAGCCACCTGGCAGAAGATCACGGTGGACAGGGCCGTGTGTGCCAATGCAAATAAGATCGTGGATGCGCTCAGCCAGTTCGGCATTGAGGTGACCAGTGATAACGCAAAGAGCCTGGTGCGCTATATCTCAGACTGTTTGGGGCTGAACCCGGCTACCCTGGAACCGAAAAAATCCATCAACCGCCTTGGCTGGGTGGGCAGCAGCTTCACGCCCTATGCCCAGGATATCCGGTATGAGGGAGATATGGACTATGAGGTGATCTTCCGGAATGTGGCACAGAAAGGTGATTTTGGGGTCTGGAAGGCACTTTGTAAGAATCTGCGTAAAAATATACCCCTGCGCATGATGATGGCTGCCAGCTTTGCTTCTGTGCTCCTGGAGCCGCTCAGGGTGCTGCCGTTTGTGCTGCACTTATGGGGAACGACCGGAACCGGAAAGACAGTAGCGCTCATGGTGGCAATGTCCATCTGGGGCAATCCCAAGATGGGCGGCCTGGTAAAGACCATGAACATGACAAAGAATGCCATTATGCGCTGCAGACCATCAAGGATAAATGGCAGGGGAATTTTGACCAGCTGATCTACCAGATCACGGAAGGCGTGGACCGCGGCCGTGCCAGGGCTTACGGCGGAGTGGAAGATACCAAGACCTGGAAGAACAGCTTTATCTTTACAGGTGAGGAACCGATCACAAA